TTTTACCTGTTTAGCCGTCATCTGGTGGTAAAAGCGGCCCAGGAGCTGTTTTACGCCTTCTTCTGACTGGCAACGGACTGCTAGCAGCAGTGCAAGTGAGTTGATTACCATCTGCTGGCTAGTAATTTCTACCATTCTACCAGCCCAGGTAAACTATTGTGACCATTAAGATACCAATCATGGCTCTGGACACTTCTGGCAACTGGGAAGCAGGCGATGATCTGCGTATTATTGAGGCATTGATGCTGCCATTTGGCACTTATGTGCTTGATTGCACTCAGAACTGCATGGGACAGCTGGAGGACATGAGTCCTGAGGCAGTTTTGCGCGTAAGGGCCCTTTTGGACGAGTATGAGGCGGCTGATCAGGCAGAATCTGAGCAGAATTTGGGTGATACTGAAGGAAAAGTGCTGGTCAAGGCTGATGTTTTGGAGTGGGAAGTCGTAAATGGCGGTGTTTCTGGTTCCAGCCAAGAAAAAGCCAGCATTCGCGACGAAATTGCCCGTTATTTTGCGTTTTGCTCATGTCTGGGCAGCATTCTTCCTGGTGGGCCTGGTAGCTATGGTTACGGAACAACCTCTTTGATTCGTTCTTGACGGCCTGTTTGGCACACTGTAGCTGTATTATACAATTCTGACCCATGTCCCATCCCGAGAATTCACCCGAGGTGAACGAAGTCATGGCAGAAATCGCTAAGGCAGACGTTTGTCAGGTCTGGTGTAAAGGTTGCCAAGCATTCCGCACCATGAATGCAGCCTATGCAGCCATCATCAAGACTGGTGAAATTGAGTCCTGCTCTAAGTGCCGCAAATGAACGACGATCTGATGGGTTTCATGGTAGAGTTTACGGACGAAGAGGTCCGTACACTGCTCTACGCGGTCCAGGAAGCCATTCGAGTGTGGCCTGGGTCCCCTAGAAGGCCCGCAGATGAACAAGAGCAGCTACAGGCGCTTAAGGACTCCTTGTTCAGGATGACACTTGAGATGAACTGGGACCTTGAAGCGTAGCGAGGCGTAAGCCGAGGTAAGCTGAAAAAAATCGCGCTTGCGCGTGCTGGAAGCCTAGTAGGATCGCGAGAATGCCATGGCTTCCAACTCTCCCCTGATGCAGTACGAGAATGCGAGGCTGTTGGTGCCCTCACAGGGCGCTGTAAGCCTTGTAGGGGGGCGTTGGGTGGAAGGTGTAGGGGATTCCTACCTTGTTCGACTGTTCATCTCTCGTAAGCAGTACGACGGTGTTTCGTCTGGATCAAAGCTTGTCCCGATCCCCTCTCAGCTAGACGGTGAGATGATGCCAGGTGCTTCGGGTGACCAGTTCTACTACCGTGGGTATGCTCTGGACTTCACTACAGTCCCTGAAGACTACGACCTTTCTGCTGGAGATGAGACCGGCTTTACTTGGACTCAGGTCACGACGCAGTACAGCTGGCTTGCTACGGGCACTGAGTGCCAGTTTAGGTTTGGTCAAGACCCCATCATGTCAGCAGCTAAAATTCAGCGCTCTAGCGGGCAATACGGTGGCCTAGGTATCGATCAGATCATCTACAAGGAGATTGGCGGGGTTGAGATCCAAATTACCGGTGCCGAACTGCAGAATTGATCATGGCTAAAAATCAGTGGACATTCAAGGGCACGGCGGAAATCAAGATGCCCAAGGTCGAGGGCAAGGTGGACACAAAAAAAATGCAGCTGGCCATCAACAAGGCTCTTTCTAAGGGTGCTCAGAAGGGCGCGACCTATGTCGAGGCAAGCCTTAAAAAAGCGCTCGACCAGTCGATTGAGTCAAATATCTGGGGGCCTTTTGCGCCTAAAACCCCTTACACTAGTGCTGGCGGGACCCTCAGGGGCCCTGGTCAGCGTAGTATCGTAGATACCGGGGCTCTGAGAGACTCTCTGGTTGTTACTCCAAGATTCAGCCAGACTAAGGTCTCTTTCCAGATCACTTACAAGTCTCCTTATGCGGCCTTCGTCCATTACGGCGGTGTGATCAAGCCTTACGGCAACCCGAATGCTGCGGACGTGATTATCCCAGCTCGTCCCTGGGTTCAAGCTGTCTTTGAAGGGACTCACGGACAGACTAAGTTTGACATCAGGACGCCGTTTGACAAAGGTATCTCGCAGGCCTGGTCTGAGCAATTTGGATAGGTATCCTAGCCCAGCTTTTAAATCGTCATGGTCAAGAAGAAGGAACGCAAATTGCCTTTCGTTGTCCAGCCTCGACTCAAGCCTATTCTCGAACTTGTGGGCTCAGAGGAAAGCGGTCAGGTCGAGATCGAACGACGAGGGTTCTTGTCTGTGGCTGAAAAATCCTGGGTCCAGGCTGTCGAGGCTGATGACGACACGCAGGGTCGCCTTCACAGGCTTGCTATCAAGATTGGTGCTGAGCTGGGCCTGGAGCCCAAGGAAGCTCTTGTGCTGATTTCTGACTCCGAGCTTGCAGATCCTCGGTTGATGGAGTACCATAACGAGCTGATGGAGACGCTGCAAGCCATGACCCAGTTTGGCGAGCGACGCAAAATCGCTGGCGCTACTTGCCTGCTAGTTAACCGCGTTGACCCCTCCTGGGAAGTGGAGGACACTTTCAAGCTGCACATTGACATTGTTGACGGCCTGTACGGTCTTTATCTGGAAGAAGAAGCCCGCAGCCTGGACGCCCTTGAGGCAGCAATGAAGAAAGAGGCTGATGACGAGCCACAGGAGGGTACATCGGGAAAGGCCTGAACCAGGGCGGCGTGATCCCTTTCGAGGAGTACTTTTGGATCTTGAAAAGGCTGTTCCCTGGTGATCCTGAGTTCTCCTCGATGAACTACCCTAATCTCTGTTACGGGTATGTTGTAAGGGCTATCATGATGGGTCGTCGCCACCGCGAGATGACCCTGCATGAAGAGGAGAGGCCAATAGCCTTGCTTACCTCTACCTTGGCTAATCAGAACCGCAACCCCAAGAAGCAGAAAGAGCCATTCAAGCTCGACCAGTTCTGCCTCTATAAGCCACGCGAGCAGCAGGAAATTCCTAGTTACGTGTATGGCTCAGCGGCTGTGACGGCGATCAAGAGGGGCATCATGCCTTCCTGGGCTTTGTTCTGCTACAGGCAGCTTGCTTCGGCAGCTAGTCCTGATTATGAACCCAGAAATGCCATTATGGTTGCCAAGGACGCACTCCTTTTGCATCCTATAAAGACTGAAGATGGCTGGAAGGGCATGCTTATAGCCCTTGAGTCATCTGGTAAACAGCGACGGGAGTTCAAGATGGAAGACGGTAGCAGTATTTGGCTGACCGTCCCCGAGATTGAAACCAAAATGATTGCAGTGGAGGACGTGGCCCTCAGCTAGAGGTCCACTCCACTCCGATCTGGTTGATATAGTCATCGACGATTCGGCTGTCCTCTTCGGAGTACGGCCCGAATCCTTGTACGCCACCGCTAAGCCACTGGCGGATGCGCCACTCGGACTCGATGGTGTAGAACGGCTGCATACGGAACCAAGCAACCCACTCTGCGCTTGATTTGTCCTGATTACAGCGCTGACAGGCCGGAATGCAGTTGCTCGTCTTATCTTCTCCGCCGTTCGACTTGGGGCGGACGTGATCGATGGTAAGTTCCAGGCTTTCGTCAACGATAGGAGTAGAACCGCAGTAGGCGCAACGGTTGTTCCACGCATCCTTAATACTTTGACGCCACTGACGCCTTGCTTCGCCACGGGTTAATGCTGACATGTTGTGTAAGTAATCTGAAACCCTCTCGTAAACGGGGAGGAAGTCCTGTGAGGAGTGCATCTCAGATATTCAAGAAGACTGCACCACTGGAGCGTTGTTCTTTCATCAGCATTAAAGCCTCCGGGTGGTTATGTCTTGACCTCAGTTTACCGAGGAAGGTACACTAAAATAGCACTTCAGGGGCCTGTGGCACAACAATTTCCGACTTCTGCCCAGGCTATTTACGATACCCTGGCTGCAGACAGCACTTTTATGGACCTCTTGGGTACCTACAAGTTCAAAGCAGGTCAGACATTCCCCGCTATCTCTATCGTCTCCGCGGGCGAGGATCTGCCTTCATTGAGGAAGGTTCAGGGCGTTGAGTGCATCATTCAGGACGCAGCGGGCTTCCAGAGCTACCCGTATATCTCCAACGACCCTTCTAGGGTCATTATAAGCTTTCCTGTCTTCCTGGTGGCCTGGAGCCCCTCTAAGGGTTCTGACATGCAGGAGGCCGCTTTACGGTGTTCCGCCCACTTCCTCAATTCCTATGCAGTGCAGACTGTGGCAACTCAGGATGGCCTAGGCTCGCTTGTCCAGACCAAGGTTATAATCCGATCAGACATGCCAATCATCGCGGTCTGAGGCTGTTTGGCAATCTAATGAAGACGGACCACGCAGGTCCGAGGTACCTTCGTACGGGTTCGTCCCGTTTTCCTTATGGCAAACTTCTCGGCCGCTTTTGGCTACGACTTCTACATCGTCCCCGTCCAGAACTCCCTGGTCACGGACTTCGCTTCCGCTCCTACTCTTGAAACCAGCACTCCTGTGTCCGCCGACGACAGCGTGGCTTACAGCGGTGGTGTGTTCACCATTGATTCCACGGCTTACGCCATGGACGGCACGGACAACGCTGTTCGCCTGTCCGGCTTGACCTCTGCTTCCCTGGAAACCGACACGGGTACTGAGGACATCTACACCTACGACGACGAGACTTCTGGTTACAACCAGTCTGTGGCTACCACCAAGAGCTTCAGCATCTCCCTCGCTGGTATCGCTGACTTTGGCGACGCTGGTTACAAGATCCTGCGCCTAACTGAACAGAACACCGTGGCTGATGGCCTGCGTGTTGCCTTCATGCGTGTTGGTCCTACCGGTACCACCGAGCAAATCGTTGGCTACGGCACTCTGACCGGCTACACCGAATCAAACGAAGTGACCAGTATCGTGTCCTGGGAATGCACCCTCACCGGTTACGGTCCTTATCACCTGACCCTGCAGGGTAGTTAGCTGACTGGAGGTTCTACGGGTGGCATCGCCACCCTGTACAACTTCACCACTGTGACGCCGTTTGAAGAAACTTCTGCTTCAGATGTCGCCATCACACTGTCAGGTAACGCTACTGGCACCGCGACCACCTTCGGCAACGGAGACATATTCGGTATCACCATCACTGATGGAGGTTCTGGTTATGAGGTTGGTGACACGGTTACCATTACTGAAGATGGCGGCGCTGGAGAGGCAACTGGTGTGGTTGAGTCCATCTCCTAAGTCCGTAACCGTAGAACTTACGGCAAAAACACACGGGGCCCCTACCGGGCCCTTTTTTAATGGCAGCCTAATGGCAGCTTTGGTTTCGACGTGTCACAGAATCTTACCTTCAACCTCGGTGTAGATACTAATGCTGCGGTATCGTCTATCAATAAATTCTTTCAGACGTTCGACCAGGGAGCGGCTCAGGCTCAGGCAAAACTGAATTCATCGTTTGGCAAGCCGATCAAGACAGAAGTTCAGATCGTAATGAAGGGCGGCCAAGCCGCTGCGAAGAAAGTCGAGTCGATGAAGAACACATCGACCCAGCTAAAGACTGTGGCTAAGGCCCTGAATGGCGAATGGGGTAAGACACCGGCAAAGATCAACGCTCAAGTAGCCGCTCTTAAGAAGCTAAAGGATAATACTGTCAAGTACGCTGGCAACACCGGCAAGGTTACGAAAGAGTGGACCAAGGTAACCAAGGCACTGTCAGGTGCGCAAAAGGAAGCAAAGAAGTTTAACGATACGTCAAACAAAGGCAGCGGCGGCCTTGTTCAAAACCTTATCAAAGCCAACCTGGCGGCAACTGCTATTGAGGCAACTTTCCGCGCTGGCGCAGCAGCTATTGCCGATCTGTTCTCCCAGGGCATGGACTTCCAGGCCCTCACTATCCAGCTGGAGGGATTTACGGGTAGCGCCGCGGCTGCGGCCTATTCTTTCGAGGAGTTCGCGGAAATCGCCGCGGGCACGCCGTTCGATCTGAAGCAGGTTAGCCAGGCAGGTAAGATCCTGATGGCATTCGGCATGGACACGAAAACCTCTATTCAGGAAACCAAGAACCTTGGTGTTGTGGCGGCCGCTACTGGCGGTGACTTGCAGCTGATGGCACGAAACCTTGGCCAGATCGCAGCTCAGGGCCAGGCTTATACTCGCGACTTGACGCAATTCGCTATTCAGGGTATCCCCATCTGGCAAGCCATGTCCGACGTGACAGGCAAGAACGTAACACAGCTGAAAAAAATGGCCGCTGATGGCCAGATCAGTTTTGGTATTGTTCAGAAGGCCATTCAAGAGCTTACGAAAGAAGGCAGTTCATACGAGAAAATCTATACAAAGATGCAGGACTCGTTGATTGGTAAGCTCGCGCAGGTCCAGTCGGCATGGCAGGCCTTGTCTAAGTCTGTTGTCCAGGTCATCACGGAACTTGATGCAAAGATGGGCGGCTTCCTTTCCGGATCACTGAACGCTATGATTAATGAAATGAAGTGGATTTCCAAGAACCTTCCAGGTATCCTTGGCGGCATCCTCAAAGGTTTCGAGCAATGGGCACCTGCCCTGGCCACCATTACCGGTTTGATGGCAGCAATTGCCGCGCCCACCATCATCGCGGCGATGAAGGCTTACATCGTTGCACTTAAGGGCAAGATTGTGGCCACCTGGCTGGCGGTTAAGGCACAGACAGCCCTACTCCTCGCCATGGGACCTGCGGGCTGGGCTCAGGCCGCTATTGGCGCCGGACTTCTCGCGGCTGCTGTCGTCAAGATCGGAGAGGAAGCCGGAAAAGCCGGCGATGCTCTTAACGAGATTCAAGCCGATTGGGACGATAAGGCCGACCAAGCTAAAGCTTTTGGAGAAGAGCTAGGCAACATTAATAACGAACTGGAAAAGGAAGGCCAGCTTCTTGACCAGAACTCGGAAAAAATGGCCAAGCAAAAATTCAAGGAAGCGAAGGAAGAGCTGAAAGAGTATAACGACGAATTAAAGAAGAAATACAGCAACCAAAAGAAAGAGATTGGGAAGATCATTAAAGTAACCAAGAAATACTATGACGGAGCTATTAAACAAGAGACTGAGCGACATAGGGCTGCAAAGGAGGCCCTGGAAGAACAGCATCAGGGGACGAAGAAGGCCCATAAGGAGGAGCTTGCTGGCATCAAGAACCTCGAAGATGCAGAGAAAAGACGCCACAAGGCGGCCAAGACGGAAATCAAGCGCCAGGAAACAGCAGCTAAGACTGCTCACGATGGGGAGATGAGCGACATCGACGCAGCACAGGCTCGTCGAGAAAGGGCTCACGAAAAAAGACTATCATCGATTGAGCGCCGCAGGGATAAAGCTGAGGCCGCCCATGAAGCCGAGATGTCTGACATCGAACAACTGAAGGCGAAAGAAGAAACCCGCCACGAAGCGGCGATGAGCCAGATCAACAGAGAAAGGGAAGCCGCGGAGGCTGCTTATGAATCTCGGGTTAATAAGCTGGATAAGCTTATCAAGGGCGAAGAGTCGCGCCACAATGCCGCGATGGATCGACTGGACGCTCAGATTAAATCCACAGAGAATGCTAGAGACAAAGAGCTAGATGCTCTTGAATCTCAGATCGATGCCGCTGAGACGGCTCACGACAACAAGATGGATTGGATTGACAAAGAGGTAGCGAAGGTCGAAAAGCTGAAAGAGCGCAGGCTCAACGCCATCGATAAAGAGATCGAAAAGGCGGAGAGTCTGTTTGAGAAGAAGATGGACATGCTCAGCAAAGAGCGTGAAATGATAAACAAGAACCTGGATGCAGCGCTCGACGGCATCAGTAAGCGACAGAAAGCCATTACCGATTCCTACGACTCTGCTAGGGCGAGAAGCAAGGCTAACCATGAAGCCGAGATGGAAAGGCTTTCCTCTCAGCGTGATGCGATTCAAAGAGCTTCCGACGTTCGTCTTAATCAAATCGAGAGGGAGAGGATCGCGATCAATGCCGCTTACGACGGCGAGATGCGCAGGCTCGACGAAAAGCTGTCCAAGATTCGGATGGCCTATAACCTGGAAATGGGCAACCTCAACGCTCAGACACCTGCAGAGCAGCGCTTGCAACAAATCCGTGAGGATAAGCTGCGCGCTGACATGGCTAACGTACGGCTCAGCGAAGAGGAGCGCCTTATCGCCCAGGTGACGCTCGAAGACATGGAGCGCCAGAAGCTGATCAAGGAAGCCACTGCAAAGATGCAGGAAGCTGAAAAAGCTCATGCCGAGACTGTCAAAGCCCTGGAAGAAGCTCGCACCCAAGACCTTGAGAACAATGCCCTGCTCCAAGAGCAGGCAGAAGCCAGCCTTGAGCATCAGATGGCGCTACTGGATACAATGGAGGAGAATGCCAGGAAGGCTTATGAAGCCGCCTCGGAGCGAGCAGAATCGCTTCACGAGAAAAAGATGGACAGGCTTGAGCGTGAAGAGGAAAGGCTGAGAACTGCTGCAGAGCAGCGTCTTGCTGAAATCGACGCGCAAGAGGAAAGGCTGAGCAATAAACATGATCAAGAGATGCAGCGTCTCGAAAATGAGAGAAAGGCTGCTACCAAGAAGTACGACGACCAGCTCAAGGCTTTTGAGAAAATGCGAAAACGTGAGACCAGCTCTCACGAGGCGGAGATGGAACGCCTTGACAACATGAGAAAAGCGGCTGAGGCTAAGTACAAAGCAACCCTTAGCTCCCTTAAAGCCCTTCAGCCAGCTGAGCAAAAAAGCCACCGGGGCGAGGTTGCGAGACTTAACGAGCAGAGGGATGCAGCCAAAGCCAAATACGATACAACGAGGGCGTCCTACGAAGCACTCGTCGAGGCAGAACAGAATGCCAACTCTGCAGAGGTATCTCGTCTTAACACCATGGCGGTTGCGGCCAGGGCTAAATATGATTCAACCATCAAGTCCTTCGAAGCGTTGACCAAAAGAGAAACTAAGAAGAACGGTGCTGAGATTAGACGATTGAATACCATGCGCGACGCAGCCAGGGAAAAATACACAAAAACCGAGGCGGCCTTTGACAGTCTTAGGACCAAGGAAGATAACACTCATAACTCCGAAATGAGTCGACTCGGTTATGAAAGGGATGCGTCTGTCGCAAAGTATGCAAATGCGAAAGCGGCCTATGACAATTTGATGCAGGCGATCGATACCGAATCCAGGGATGAGAAGGCCCGCCTTGAAAGTGAGCGCGACCTGGCCGTGGCGAAATGGGAGAAACAGAAAGATTTCATTCAAGAACACCTGGAGCCCGCGGCCCAAACCTACTACGAGGATGAGATGGATCGCCTAAACGATATGCATACGAAGGTCGGGAGTTTTGCGCAGGCGCATAACGATGCTGCCACTGGGACCAACAACCACGCAACAGCCGTTGACACCGCGACCACCGCCTACAACGATTTTGCCGTCTCTCTGGACAATGCTGCGACTTCGTGGAGAAATTACTACGCTGCGCAGTCTAAACAACAAAGTAGCTCTGCTCCCGGGTCCGGTACGCTCTCTGCAAGGGCATCAGGTGGCCCTGTGAGCGGCGGTACCTCCTACCAGGTTAACGAGCTAGGTAAGGAGGCTTTCCTCTCTGCTAGCGGTCGTCTGAGCATGATTAACGCTCCCGCCTTCGGGGAGTGGAGAGCCCCTGGCGCTGGTACCGTTATTCCTGCCCACTTGACAAAGCAGCTGGACATCCCTAATGGTGGCATCGACCTCCGAGGAGTAGAGGGACTTGGCAGCGGCATGGACACCAACGCTTCAGCTATCGCCAGAATTGCTCGCTCCATGGGTGCAAGTAACAGCGTCGTCAACAACAGTGTCTCGATTGAAACCGCTAATCCGGTCCAGGCTGCCAACAACATGTTAGTGCAACTGCAGCGCATCAAGAGGGGGCGCCTCGGTAGATAGGAATACTGGGGGAGTCTACCTCCCCTGTCATGTTTAACTTTGGATCAACCGAAGACAATGCTGCCCTTCTCTGGGAAAATGCGCTGGCAGGCTACGGGCCCGAACTGCCTGATTGTCATTACGATGAAATGTCAGAAAAGGACCTGAAGAACCTGTTTGCGTATATTTACTCAGTCCTGAAGACAGCAATCGTCGAAGGTGCTCCGCAAGAGGTTATCGACCTGCTGACGGAGTATTATGACGAGGTCTTCGTAGCTCGTGCGGCTTCGGATAAATTCAAAGCAATCCTCAAGAATGGGCGACATCACTACATACCGGACTTCTCTCCCGAGGTTGTCAACAAGTATCACGCGCTTGCAGGGATTCCAGGACTTCGGCAACCTAACGCCAGCAAGGCCCTCAAGAAATGAAGACAATCGGTCTCTCCTACACGCCGCAAGGTGGCTCTGCTTACAACTTTATATTGGATAATTTTGGCGGAAACGAGATGCCAAGGATTTACGAGTCCTCCGCCACATTCACGAGGTCCGTTAACGGCGCAAACCTGATGGGAGGACCGGCGGTGACTCAGAAAAGCCAATGGGTCATCTCTTCCATGATGCCGGAGCAGAGCGCCTTCGAACTTGATGCGATGTTTCGCTCTTGGGATGCAGACAGGGCTCTAGGGCTGCCTGCCGCCATTGGTATTACTGACAGGACTTTTGGTCCAGAGATCTCCGCAAATGCGGTCTTCATTACTCCTCCTACCTACACGTACATTAGCCCTACGCTGACTTTGGTTTCTTTCGGCCTGCAGGAGATTTGATATGTCCTACCTTTCAAACAATACTCGCGTAGTCTCCCTTGTCATTGGCAATAAAGACTATACGGCCAATCTGATCGAGTGGAGCGTCTCCGACGCCAGTGCTAACGACAATGGTTGTATTATTACCTCAGGGGAGCTTACGCTGGGCTCGCTCACGGAAGAGGGTTCTCTAGAGGACTATAGGCGAAGAGACTTCTCTCGCGGCAATGCTGTCTTCTTGGACCTTCGGGAAGGGGATGGCGACGTCTTCAGGCACCCGCGAGGACTCCTCTTTGTAGGAGGTTCTAGTTACGATATTGAGTCAGAGACTGTTAAGATCAGCCTCCTCTGCAAGCTCGGAATGATGAAGCTTGTGGATGACGACGACGAGATCGATGAGCTTCGGGCCTTAATTCCCATTGAACTGGACGCTGCCCAGGATACGTTTGAGGGTTGCTGTGGTTCTTTCGCCGCTGTCGGGAAATATGTCTACCAGGACAACCAGGGAACCTTGCAGGTAAATGAGTTCTTCGACGGCGACACTTTGAGTACAGCGAGTCCGGGAGAGTGGATTTCAATCCTTGGCACTACTGCTAGCTCCGTGTCTCCCTTGGTTGGCGCTGAGGCGATTCCCGAGGTTCTGGAAATCTCTTATTCCTATTCAGCTGATGGCGTCGCCGAAGACCAGAGGGGCGAAGTCAAGATAGAAACGACAACGTCCTATTATTTCTTCGCGTATCCTGTTGTCAACTTTGAGCGACAGAACTCTGACGCGGACGAGGACAATCCAAACGGTACGCTGGACAACATCGGCTCCGTGGTCAGCAATCAGCCAACGTACGGTGCAACTAGCAGCTGCGGCAACACCCCTAACCGTCCAGACGGAGACGGGGATGGTGGAACGTCATGCAATGAGGGTTACAGCCTGGTCCAGTCTCCTTACTATGTGCCAGCCATACGCACAACAGTTAATACTACTACTTACGATGGACCGGGTGGTCAGGTCTCAACTATTGAAGAGATCGTGAAAGGACCTCGAATAGAGGCAAGTCCACAGTACTTCGCAGACTCTTTCGCGTACTGTCGGCAGGTTTGGGGTTCCGAGTGCGAGCCAAACGGGGCCTGTCCTTACGACGGTATGGACGAAGTCGTACTCTCGAAGACCGTTACTACGAACTTTTTCGGCGATGCCAATGAGGTCGTCAGGCAGTTCAGAGAGGATTACGTCACAGAGCTGTCCGCAGCTCAGCCAACGGATTGGCGTGCCGGTAACGTCGGAGGACAAATCTCTGAGTTCGACCAAGACTTTGGCGACAAAACTGACCTCTTCCGCCGTAGAGTGTCAGAAACTCTGTACGGAGAGGAGAATGGCAGAAACGTTCAGACCCAAACTACTTACACTTCTATTGTAAGCCGTGGGGGTGGAATCAATGGCGGGCAGGACATCGACGCCTTGTCTGGGATTGTAACAAGAGAGGTTAGGGAGTCGGTAACGCTGACTGCGCTAGGCGTTCAGCCTGACATCCTTAACTCGCCGGTCACCAACACGAATGAAAGCGTGTACACCGTCAACCTGCGCCATCCCCTTCCTTCTGATGGTGGAACAACCTTTGGCCCTTACGTGGATAAGACCCAGCTCCCAGTTCCCTTGCTTTTTGACACGGCCGCAGAGGTCAACGCAGCTATCGAGGCCTATGCCGACTGTCGCGAGCGATTCACTAAGGGCGAAACATACGGACTGCAGATCGGGGAGGGTCTGAGGAGTGATGTGGTGAATAATTGGCGCCCCGGGATGCCTTTCAGGTATTACGACCCGCAAAAGAACGTCGTCATGGCCATGCGCATGGATGCTACCTCCTGGGGGGTTTCCACAGACGAGTCAGCATTTGTTACGGAAGGTGTTTGGATAGGATACTCCAATGGTAGTGTCTCGATGCCAAGTAATGTCGTGGGCAACTCATCGCCAGACATGGACGCAGCTTCCAACGGCATGAATCCTCACGGGAACGGAGGCAACACCAACCCAGGATCTCCGACCCCTCCTCCGAGTCCGATCCTTGCGGACATTGATGGCGAGACCTATGTCGACTCGGGCCCCGTGGTTCTTTCGATTGATGTCCACATGGGCTTCAGTGCGATCCTCGATACCGCGACCCCTGACGGGACACAGCCCGGGCTACCGGACTTCGGATCCGTTCTAGTGAGACGCTCAATGACGGCTTGGGTTGCCGGCATGATCGTTTCCCCTGGGGACCTGTTGACACCCTTGCCGAGTGGCAGCATCCCCGTGTCGTATTATGGCAGCGTTGTTGTGGCCGATGCTACAATCGTGGATGGTGATTTGTTCAGCGAGTAATTCAGCAGATAGGTACACTAATCTCGATTACTAGGGACGCTATGACTATCGCCGCTAAGATCTCATCCGCCGAGCTTGCTGCGCAGGTCACAGAGCGCTTCTCCGGCAAATATCTAGAGGCTCGCTTGATCAATGCGCCAGGCGTTTCCTACGTTCCTGGGACTACCGACGATGCCACCTTCCTCGGCTTCGAGGTCCCTGCCGGACAGGGTGGCTACAAAAGATCTGTTATCAGCTATTTACCTAGCAATGTCAAGAACTATTCCGATGATGGCGTTGGCCTTGACACTAAGGTCACCATCTTTGCCCAGGACGGCGGAACAACTGCAATTACCTTCAGCCATGTCGCCTTATGCTGGAGTACTGGCAACGCCTCGGGTCTTGGCGCCGTAACAACCGCACCAAGTGCTGGCGTCGACGGCACTTACACAAACATCCCCGTCATATCCAGCAACTCGGGAGCTAGTGGTATGACCGTTAATCTCACTATTACAAACAGCGGTGCAGCTCCTGAAGACTACGCCCTGGAGATCCAGGATGCGGG